GTTAAAATGGAAAAAATATTATTGTAATGAAGATTCTGGCTCTTCTGGAATGGGTTCTTCAAGTAACTCTTGGTCTGTTTCTTCTATGGTTTCTATTTCATCTTCCGGCTCTGATGATAGCTCTATTTGCTGTGGTTCTTCTGTAGATTCACCTTCAATTATTTTGGAATGGTCTTCTACCATTTTTTCTAATTTAGACATTAACTGATCTCTGTCTAGTTCATCTATCTTTCCAGTCTTAATCATTTTCCTGTCAATGTAATATCCGGCAACCTTTCCTCTGGCTACTTCCATATTACCCGCTGCAGAATATGCTCCCTTCTTCAACGCCTGGTCACGTATTTTTGCAAGCTGCTCAAGGTGCCTGTCCATAGTAACTTCGTACTTCTTCCTGGCTTCCTCGCGCAGCTCACCAATGTACTTAACTACAAGAGGGTACAATTTAGGATTAGTTAATTTTGAAGAGGCGACTCTTGCTGCAAGGTCAGACCCTGGGCCGTAGCCAGCTTCTTTTGCACACTCCCAAGCATCTCTGCTTCCGTCGTTGTACACAATAAGCTCAGCGAATTTTTTCTGCTTCTCTGTCAATCTTTTAGGTAATCCCATGTTTGACTTTTACCCTAACATTTTATAAAAGGCAATACATGAGAGATACAAAGAAATTAACTGAATATGCAGAGCAGGCTAAACGAAAGTTAAAAGAAAATTACTTATTTAAACACCTGGTTAAGGCTGTTGAATCAGGAGCTAATGGAACACTGAAGTACATAATTAAATCAGGTCCAGGCAAGGGAAAGGAACCAAAAAAATAATGTACGTAAGACACCTTCAAGAATATCTTGACAAATTTACAGATGGTACTAAAGGCAACGCCGTAAGCAATGCTACGATCTATATGGATAATGGCAGCGGAAATATTTTCCCGATTGGTAAAATTGAAGTTCAGGAATCGACTATAATAGGCAAACCTTCTGTTAGAGTTGTGATCAAACCAGACCTCAAAGATCAGATACCAAAACTGAAAAAATTCATACTTACATAGGCACCTGTTAGGGTGAATATTAATGAAACCTGAAACGAAATTTTGGCATGAAATTAAGAAAAATACTAAGCAAATTAGTTGGACTAGACTTGAAAACCTTAGTGCTTTTGGTACTCCCGATCTATTGGGCTATAATACTAATAGGCACTTTTTTACATTGGAGCTGAAGGTAACAAGAGCTAACAAGATTAAGTTCTCACCCCATCAAATTGCCTTCCATATTAAGCACCCACAGAATACTTTCATCTTAGTTTCTCGCCTCTTGTCTCGAGGCTCAAAACTTTTTGAGAAAGAAGAAGTTTACTTGTACAGAGGAAAGAGAATACAGGAGCTTGTCGCTTGTGGCTTGAAGCTTGACGCTTGCCGCTCAGGCCTTGATGCTTGCATCAATCATCTCGAACAGCTTGGCGCTTGACGCTTGTGGCTTGCTGCTTGAGGCTTGAAGCTTTCGAACCAACCTTGCTTGAGGCTTGCTGCTTGGAGCTTTGGCCCGGACCAGGTGCACGCTGTACCCCGCCGTCGCGGGTTCTCCGGCTAATGACCTGATCCGAATTAGAAGAAGGTACCTTGAGCTGAGCCCGTGCTTCTTCCTTATCCCTGGGGATTCTGTAAAATTTTGGATGTTTGAAAACAAATGTCATTTAAATTTTTAGTGTTTACCATAACTAACATTTTTTATATCTTTATTCCAGCATGCTCGACAGTCTAAACACTGGCCGCCCTGATTAGGAGCTGGACAGCTGGGACTTCCATCAGTCACCACGGTTGATGAATGCGTCCAGGCATTGCCGGCGGTCCCGTCTACACGTGCAGCTGATAACCTAATAATTAAATTTTCAGGAACATCTTCAGGTGCTGGTAAGTACTGACGCTCTTGAGTTGGCAGCCAGTGCTTCGTGTCAGGTGTGAGCTTACACACTTCAATAATTTTTGCCATATGCTCTTTTGATTGAAGGTCGCCCGCGTCATGCCATCTAAACCATTTTTGACGCTTGATAACAGCAGCCATTGCTTCAACCCATAACGGATGGTTGATAGCGTCCAGCCTTCTATATTGCGCCTCCCTGATTGCAGGGTATCTTGTATAATTTCCTTTTAATGCATAGCAGCCGTAACATGGTGAAGTCTTAACCTTCCTAAGCTTGGATCCAGTCTGGCAGGCCCACGCTGGCAGGCTGTAGCTCAGGCCAGGCATCTTTGACGTTCGAGTAAACGACTCTGTAATTTTTAATGCTTCTTTTACTTTCATAATCTTTCTCCTTTATTATCCTATACTATAGATCTCTCACCTTGTCAAGCTCCCTGCTTGCCGCTTGTTGCTTGCGGCTTGCCGCTTGTTGCTTCAGGTCCTTAAAAAATTTTTCACAGCTGGCCAGGTAACCAGCCGGCAACGTGCCATGGTCCTGAGTGAACCATGGCAGCAAATTATTATATTTAATTCTCTTCACGTAGTCTCTTCTCCATCTTCTCCTGGTCCTGCTTCACCAGTCTCAGGATCTCCTCCAGGGCGTTTGCTATTCTTTGTAGCTGGTATGTATCAGCTACTTCTACGTTGTCTGTTTCTTTCATATTTATTCCTTTCAATATTTATCCTATACTATCTTATACCAGCTGTCAAGCGTTGCTTGCTGCTTGAAGCTTGTGGCTTCCGGTAGGTCTCACCCGAAATTATTCCTAACGCATCCTACTGCGCCTATTCCCTAAGGACTACAAAGACCAATGGGCCACACAATCATATAACCAGCAACGCCATCCTGATCAGGGAAGCCAGCGCTGCTGGTCCAAGTATCGACGCTACCCTTTCAGGTCACTGCTTAGGTCCAGGGAAATGCCATAGGCAAGATATGTACCCCTAACTTGGTCATCATTAGCAGGACCCTGAGTTGAGGCCGGCGTGCTTTATTTTAACAGCCCGGGCAACAGGCCTAACAGGTTATCACCTGTCAGGGTCCAGCAAATAATGATCAGTCACTATGCTACGCGGGTAGTCATGACGCCTCCCATTGCATGACATACAGATATCCTGGCGTAATACCCGTGTTATAGTGTTTATCTCCACAGTCAATAATGACTGATCCCAGATCCAAGTCGCGCAACACAACATTCTCAGATACAGTTTCTGCTTACCGTTGTGCCTGTATCCACTTGGATCAGGGATCAGCACCCCAACGAAGACGGCCTCAAGGAAGGCGGTGTGACGTGGGGTCTTTACCCGAGAGTTTATAGTTATGTTCAGCGATAAACTCACAAATGAAGCTGATACTCCTATATAATCCTATTGACATTATTTGTCAATAGTATAAAACAAAAAAATAAAAATAATTAACAGAAAGGTCAAAATGACAAAAATAAGAATGAATACTGAACTACGAAATAAGTTGTTCAATAAAATAAAAAATGTCTTTGAGAATGAGGACACACAAGAACGAGAGGCATTTCTTCAAGCAAGGGAAGATGTTGATAGACAATACGAACATGCACATAGACTTGCAGTTGATGTTGTTGAGAGATCATATCCACCAGAAGATGTTGCAGTATTAAGAACTTTCAAAAAGAAATATGGAAGTCCATGTGATGTTGTAGCAAAAGATAAATGTTTTTACTTTGCACACAATGAAGATAAAGACGAGGACGGAGATACAAAAGAAACTAAATCACATTTTGATTTTGGTTTGTTTGGTAATCTAAATGGTAGTGAGTATAGTAGTGAGGACGGTAAAGAGTTTGCAGTTGCATATTTTAGAGAAGATTTAAAAGCTATGGATTGCAACCCCGATATCTTTGCACAACAATCAGAGAACAAGGACAACCCACACAAAACAAAACATGTGGACGCTTGTATGAAAGCACTTGGACATCATGGTGGTGGTTATCATTCTTCTAATGATGATGTTGGCATGGCTAAAACTTTTAACGATCAATACTATCTTGATGTCATTGGAACATCTTACTGTCGTTCAAGAGCAATCGCTTGTACTAAAGACGAATACTCTAAATTTGAGGCATGGCGAATTGCAAAAGGCAATCTAGTTTCTAAACATAAAACATGGATTGATACAATTCAAAAACAATGTGATCAATTAAAAATTGGATTGAAAGCATACAGATATCTTAGCGAGGGGATTGAACTTGCAACCGAGTTAGGTATTCAAGTTGATGAGGCAGAATTAATTAGAACTAACTCAACAGGATTGACAATCTACAATCCGAGCAACTTGGCTAGTATGATTAAAGGTATGAAGAACAAACATCAATCAAGAGAGGCTAAAATATTGGCAAGAAAAAAATATGAAGAAAGCATAAATTAAGTTTGACAATCATGGGACTATCTTATAGGATAGTCCCATTACAATTAGAAAGGTATATATGACAAACAAAACATTTTACATTACATATTGGGCTAGTAAGCACAAGAAACACATTACAAGAAAAGGTAAGCATGACGACAAGTCAAGATATGGAGTTGCAAAAAATGGAACTCCTTATTATGTTTATTATGATTTAGATAGTCATGGTTATAGAACTGCAACTACAACATGGAAAGTGAGGCACTAAAAATGGCACAACAAAACGAAGAACATTTTGAAGTTATAAGTAGTAACAAAGCGAAAGCTTATGAAGAACAAAAAGAAATGCGACAGGAATTAATTAAGTGGATTAATTCTTGTGATAAGTTTCAGATGTTGGAGTTATATTCTGAGATGAGAAGAATGAAAAGGAGTGCAATCTAATGCCAAACAAACATTTTTGCCAAGGACCTAATTGCCATACACATGTTACACAAGATAGGTTTTTAAAATCGCGTGGAGTAATTCGTGGAAGATATGCATATGCTGATAGAGATAGAACACCTAACTCATGGGGTTATACCCCCAATGGTTCCGATGTTTATTTCTGTAGTCAATCATGTAAGTTCGATTGGTTAGCATTGAACATGGAAAACATTGAACAAGGTCGACCGATTGAGTTTATCAGACACAGACGGGAAACCCAAGGTTATGCCAAAGTTAAGAATGAGGAAAATCGTTGGGGTCCAGAATATTCTATTGAAAGGGTTGACAACGGACAGATTGTAGAGTAGGATAGTCCTATATTAACTAGAAAGGAATATTATGACAAAAACAATTAAAGCAGAATACTTACCAGGTGGCGAGAAGCGTCAAGAACTATTGGAACAGGTTCCAGGATACTTACAAAGTCCAGGCGCAGACCAGGGAACTAAACATATGTTTTGTTTAGAAGTATTAAAGTTAACTGAGACTGAATACTTGGAAGCTTTGAACAAAGCAACCAACGGTGGAGTAGTGAGGTCAGCATGGAACTAAACACAACTGCACCAGAGTTTAAGATCATCGAAGATAACAAAGATGAGCCGGATTTAAAAACGGCTCAAGACTTTGTCGGTGGAATGGTTGAGTGTATTACATTCCCGAACGGTGATGTGTTGATAGTAAACGAGGAGGGCAAGTTGATGAGTCTTCCATTAAATCCAGAGGGCACAGCTTTGTGGAGATCTACGTTTACAAAAGACAAGTACGCATTTGGTTATGATGATTGGGTAAGTGGCCCGGCTATCTTGATTAAACATAAGGCGCTCAAGAACTGGGCGTAACCTTTCTACCCTCACCCTAACGGGTGAGGGGTCCCTATCCATTTCATTTTTCAAACGTTTTTTTATTATATCAATCCCTTATATATAAAAAGGGGTCCCACTACTTTAGGTTGTAAAGCTTGATTTAGACATTTATAGATGGTATTTTCATTTTACATCTGAAATAAGATGCTAAAAAAATTATAATAAAAATTTTTTTAAAATGAAAATAGATATAAACGATCCTAAAAAGATATTAGATATAGCTGCTAAACTCCCACCCGATATAGCGAAAGAGTTTACTAAAACATATTTTCAAATTCAAGAACTGGATAAGAAAGGAAGTATTCAACATGACTTTATGGGTTTTGTTAAACATGTGTGGCCTGACTTTATTGAAGGTAAACATCACCAACAAATCGCTGATAAGTTTAATGACATTGCTACAGGTAAAATTAAAAGATTAATTATTAACATGCCACCTAGACATAC